TCCTCCTCGTAGAAGTCAGCGACTAGCAGAAAATAGGGCAAGATGCAATTCTCCCTTACTTGTAGTTCGTCGATTAACATTTGAAAAGTAGATAATATATCGTATGATGGTCTCTCACCTATTATGATGTACCGGTAATCGGAGCAGGTGCATTATTTTTATCGGTAATATCCTTTCCAACTTTTTTATTTACATCGTTTACTTTTTGTTTGAGTACAGTTGTTATTGTGTCCATGGTTGTTTTTATATTTGAAGTATTATTGGTAACATTTTGTGTTAATGAATCGAAATTGGGTTGAAGCGCCGCAACCTTTCCAGAAAGTAAATTTGTTCTCAATTGGTCTGCGCTCACAGTTTCATTCAAAGACATTCCCTCAATAACATATTCTGTTGTGATACCTTTTAAAATAATTGCAGTAAAAAAAATAATGTATATGAATATGATTATGTTTGAAAAATTCAAAGCGGGTTTCATTTCTATTTTCTATTTATATTAAATTTTTTTATTATAAAAATATTTTTATAATAAAAAATTTTTTATTATTATTTTTGTCAAGTGTAAATTATGTTTTATTTTTATTTGTAATGATTGCCTGTATTGCTTGACTATTTTTTTCATTATCTGATGTATTTTTTGTAACAATTGGTAAAAGTCCTAAAACGCTAGATTGCATTGAATTGATTATTTTTTCCAATTCATCTAATTTTGCACCATATGTTCCCACAGTTACGCCAATATCTGAAGAGGAAGGAACAGGGGAAGAGGGAGAAGGGACTGGTGCTGGTGCTGGTGCTGGTGCTGGTGCTGGTGCTGGTGCTGGTGCTGGTGCTGGTGCTGGTGCTGGTGCTGGTGCTGGTGCTGGTGCTGGTGCTGGTGCTGGTGCAGCAGATGACGCATCGGAATCGAGACCTTCTAAAATAGTACTTCCTCCTGTAAAATGCAGTATGATTATTAGAAATAGAAAAAATATAAATGAACAAATAATAATTTTATCAAACATTTTACTTGTAATATGATTGGGGGGATAAAAAATAAATTATAATATATATAAAATATATATTATAATATTGCAATATTGGATATATATAATTAAATTTAATTATAGCGTTTTATTTTTTTTACACCATATATTTAAATCAGGGCGCATTTGGACACTTGACTTCCATCGGAGAATATTCCGGCGTCATTGGCTCATTTGGCTCATTTGAATCTGATTTGACAGGCGTAAGTGAAGGATGAGGAGGGTCTGGGTCCGCCGCATCCACGTGAGATTCTTTTTGGTTGATAAAATACACTTGAGATTGAACAGATAATGAATTTACAAATTGAACGGCATGTGACAATGTAACACGCTTTCCATTAGGTTTCAATACGTTTAAATAATCATTGTGTAGTTTGTACATGTTGTTGCGATATTTCATTGGAAAATCTTTCAAAGACATTTTTTTATAAATATAACAATCGAGATAATTCTTGTGTAAAGTGGAAGTATAATTGTATAACTTGGACTGAGAGTCAAAAAATGCAACTTCATCCTCCGGACATCTTTCAAAATGTTTTCTCAAATAATTCATTTGTTTCAAATGCAAGTATACCAACTCACATCTTGCGCCAGGACCTTTTGCATTCTTAACCATTTCATAATTTGGATTGCGCAATTTGAAACGTTCGCCCGTAAACGTTCGAAACATAACACCGGGATAGTAGTACAATGAATCCGATGACGCATATGTTTTTACTATTTTATCATAATCATCTTGACCTTTGAATCCGAAACGAGCAGGATGCGCCACTTTCGAAAAATTGCTCCACTTTGTAATCGACCGCTCCATTTCATATACGGTTGCACTAGTAAAGTCATCACTATTTTTGATTAAATAAATGGCAATAATATAAAGGGACGTGTTTTTTACAGGCGCCACAATTACATTGTCAGGATGTTTCATGACAAAGCTGTAAACGTATTCTTTTGACAAATCGTCAAAATTCAAATTTGCATCTGCGCACGCTTTCAAAAACATGCTTCTGAAGCATTTTCCTGCCGGTTTTTCAACAGGCGAAATTGTATTTTTAGTGGAAAAAACCCAACTTTGAACATCGTTTGCGGGATTGTAAAATACATTTACCATGGTTCCTTCCACAAATTCTTCGGCAAATTGAACATTTGGAAAATCAATGACATTCATAACATGTTTTGGTTCGCACATTGGCGGAGAAAATCCAATAACTTTTCGGTCTTCGTTCAAAACAACTGACCGAAAATATTTTGCATCATCATCAGTATTTTTATTTTTACGCATTGTTTTTTTGTCATAATTAATCAAATAATATGATGAATCTGCAGTAGATACTTTTTTACATTTTATACACGAATTTGTATTGACGTTGTCGATAATGTCAGGTAAAGAATTCAAACAAAATTGATAATGCGCTCTGGACGGTTGTTCTTGGTTTGATGACATGCTTTGCTGCTACGTTGCTATATATTACTCTATATATGTTAATAGTTGTGTATTCTTTATATTCATTAAATAAAATATAAAACATTTAACAACTTTTGTATTCTTCATTATTGAATGTTGAATATAATATTTTAAATTTGGTAAATTAATAATAGTGTAAAGATTATAGAATTTTCTCTAACTATTATACTATATATAGTATTATATATTAGTATAATTTCCATGAGTAACATAAAAGGTCAAGAAAAGGAAAAAGAAGAATTAGATAGAGGTGATAAAAATAAATTATTTCTTGGAGATGAAATTAAAATAAATGCAAATGTGCCCGACTCTAAATTGCAAAACAACGTGTATGAGATAGTATATATAGATTCTGGTTTGTTGAAATTGAATAATAAAAGAACACAACAAGTAGAAAATGTTAAAATACAAAATGATAAAATACAAAAAATTGAAGATGAAGAAGTATCGGAGATTCAGATTGTTAAAAGAAAGTCCAGTCACAAATACGTTGAACAATCGGGTTTCAAGATTGATATGACACTTTCAATCGAGTTGGCGTCCTCGTCCTCGTCGTCCTCAGAAGATGACGGACCTCTTTTTATTATGTGTAAAATAGTAGATGTTGACACAACGCAAGATGTAATTGAAGTAAAACTATTGCTCGATGATTTGGGCAAAGAAGTAAAAAACATTCCACACGAGTTTCAAGAAAGTATTTTTATAAATTTTGGTTGCAGCGGGTTACCTCCATGGATACAAAGAATTAAAGTAATTGAATTTAAACCAGCAGCAGCAGCAGCCAATGTTGTTGTGCAAGAACCGGAAAATGAAGAAGGTTACGAAGAAGAAGAATCGGGCATCGAGCTTGATTTAGCCGACGCGCTAGATGAAGGGAATAAAATATTTGCGAGCATAATGTACGAGGTTCCGACGTCTCAACGGATTGTGTCCGAAACGAAACAATATGATGACTTGTTGGAAAATATTATTTCATCAATTCCAAAAAGCAAACGAACGGATGCAGAGATGAATAGAATTCATCGAGGAATTGAGCGTTTTTTTCAGCTGAGGAAAGAATATTCTCTCTTTGATAAAAATGGCGTTCCGAAAATGCCGAAAGCTTTGAGCGAGCACGATAAACCGTGTGCGACGCACATTCAAAATTTAGACATAAAGCTGCAGTGGGTTGTGCCTGTTGTAGAAAATATTAAAAAATTATATGTGACAGGCGATGATGCGGCTTCTGTGAACACAGTAAATGCGATATATGATTTCAAAGAGCAAATTTTAGAACAGAAAAATATATACCCGGAAACAAATGCGCCTTATAATCCGAAATTGATGGAAGATATAAATTCTTATTTGACTCCATTCGAGAATCCGAAGCAGAATCCAGATAACAAGTACGTTATTCAAAACAAACCCGTTCGCGAAAGTATTTTAACACTTTCGACAAACAATGACACCATTGTATCGGCGTCGGCAGCAAGAAGGGCGGCGGTAACAAAGACAGTCGCGTCAGCGGTTCAAACATACATTGACCGCGCATATAATCCGGGGTTAACCAAACTGGAATTCGAGGATGTGAAGTCGAATAATGTTAAACGGGTTGACATGACTCCGGATGACCCTGCATTTATAACGTCATTTGTGACGCTGAACAAGGAAGCGGTTGCGTTGACGCAAATGGGATTACCGGACACGCTTTTGGCAGACAGAGTATCAATTGATGCATTATATTTGAAAACGTGGTCAAATTTGATTTCCGACATTAAATTCAGAGATAATATTGCCACCGAGGTTATAAATGTGGACAAGGTTTCTGAAAAGGGGGATGAAGGTGAGGAACGCCCGGTAGAATACAAAGGCGGTATTGTATTTTCCGATGCTGTATTATTTGCTCCGAATGAATCCATTTCAAAATCTACGAGTAAAATAAATCAATTTATCAAATCGTTTGTTCCGACAAATGAAGATGCATTTGCGGCATTGGAATCGCGTCTTGGTCGCTGTTTATCCATGCATGAAGTAGTGTATGCGCTTCAACCATTTTTGATATACAATAAAGATTTAACTGAACACCAGTATGAGAGAATGCGCGCATTTGTGAATAAGAATATTTCTCAATATATGAAAAGACTTTCGGCGTCATCTTCAAAGTTTAAAAAGCTTGTTGATAAAAATGCAATTACGAAACGAGAATCGTTGGAATTATTTTATGATGCGTTTAATCGCGACGACGAAGTCAAGCGGCGTTCAAAAGATTTGCACAAGAAAATAGTATTGGCGAATGATGAAACCACAACTCTCGATGATATATTCAAACTTTATAAATTGAATGAAGAGAGCGGAGGAAGCGGGGGTGGATATTTATCATCATCCGAAATTTTGAAATTGATGATTGATGTTGATTTTGCGCGATTATTTATGGACACAATGGCAGTTGAGAATTCTGATTTGACATCTTCAGAGATGGATTCTATATTGAGACGAGAACAGCAAGATTTGAAGCAACAAATGTTGAAAGAGTCATCTGGCGCTGATTCAAAAACGTGCAAAAAACGCGAGATTCATTTGAGCAGAGTCTATTTGTCGATGGGTGCTTTAGAAGTAGACAATGGAAAAACAACTGATATTTTGTTTGATTCAAAATATGATTCAACAGGGAAACGCGTTGTAAAAGATGGCGACTATGCGGCATTGAAAATTGTCGACCAAGACGACGGTTCAACGCGATACGACTATTATGTTAGAAAAAATAACGAATGGATTATTGATAAAGACCCTGAACTTCAAAATGTGCAAGTGGATGACCCATCATATTTTTGCAATATTCCGTCAGAAACAAATCCTAAACCGCTTTGTTTTTCAATGAATCAAAAATGTTTAGACAAGACCATGTCAGAATCGTTGTTGTTGAATGATTTGACAAGTAAAATTATAGATGAATTTGATTCAAAAAGTGAAAGTAAAAAAAAGGACATTGATGAGACATTTCTACGAGATTTTAAAAACATAAAACTTCTTTTAAAGTTGAAGGTTTTGGAAATATTGAAATACAATCAGAAGAAGTATCTCCTAAGTCAAGAACATAAGAAAAAGGTTATAACAATTGTAAGGTCGCCTTATCAGGAAATTGTTGATTGCATTTTGGGCATTGATGACGTTGCCAAAAAATATCAATGCATTCTTGATTTTGTAAATAGCGAATTATTTGTAAGAGATGCGCTTCCAGACGAGGATTTTCGTTGGTATTATTGCAAATCGTGTGGTGTTCCTGGCGTTCGTTTATTACCCACATTTTTATATGAGCTTGCTCGGAATTACAATCCACAAGACCCCAAGTCGTCAAAATATGTCACGGCGCTTTCGCAAATTGAACGAACAAATGGCAAACGTGAAGGTGACCAAATTGTTGATAAATACAGTGGTTACACTATTTCAAAAATTGCGCTAGTATCGGAAGATTGGTTGCTTGAAGAAGAAGAAATTGGTGGCGGTGGTGGTGGCGGTGGCGGTGGCGGTGGCGGCGGCGGCGAATTTTCTGAATCTGCAGTCAATTTGATTCGCAGCGAAGAAGAGAATGCGTCAGACCTTTCTGCAGTGAACTCGGGTGAAATCATTGATGCAAATATTAAATCCGATAAACGCAAGGTTGAAGGCGAAGAAGAGGGAAAAGAAGAAGAGAAGGATGATGAAGAAGAAGAGTATGAAGGCGAAGAAGATGAAAGTGAAGATGAAGGCGAGAGAGAAGATGAAGATGGTGATAACGAAACAATGAAGAGTTTGAATACTATTGTTAACCATTATGAGAATTCATTGTCTGTTCTTTTTAAAAGTAAAGAAAAACGATATATTATAGAAACGGTTCAATTACTTCTTCCTAAGAAGAAGACAAAAGAGCAGTATGAGTTGGATAAAAAGATGACGGTTGATTATGAGGCATATGAGAAGACGTTTAACCAGTATTTAATTTTTTATTCCATGGCATTGATTATAATTGTGATACAGACGTCCATTCCGCAGATAAAAAGTAAAACAACATTTCCGAATTGTGTAAAATCATTCGGCGGGTATCCGTTTACTCTTGACGAGACTGACTTATCATTTGTTATTTATATGGCATGCATCTCTCAAAAAGTAAAGAGCGACTATGTTCCTTGGAATTCAATAAAAAAGATTAACCAGGATAAAATGAGAGACACTTTATTTAATCTTATAAAAACAAAAATAATAAATCAGCCGCAGATTCAGGCACGTTTTGATAAGAAGCGTGAATATGACGCATTAAAAGAACAAAGGAAATTATTGTCTTCAAAATCGGGTATCAAAATAAATGTTGCATCGTCGCACTTTCGTCCGCTGTTAATTGACCCTTCCGTGTTTATTGTTTCCACACCATTGCCCGTAACAAAAACATATTGTGACGATTTGAAACGAAATTTGAAAAATGGAAGTAGTTTACAAACCGAAAAAATACTAGTGTTGCAATCAAAAGTAATACATTTTTCGTTGATTATTCAAAAACTTATTCAGGAGGTTATTTCATCTCAAACGAAAGACAGGTCAAAACTTTTATCCAAGAATTATATTCAAAACGCGTGTTGTAATGAACGCGACCACGAAGGCAACATGAATAATGTGCTGGATTACATGGTAAGTCATGTTTCAAATATAAAAAACTATTGTGATATGGTGGATTGTACAAGTGCAATTCTTATGGATATTTACAGTCTTAGTGAAGCGTCAACAATGATGGACCCGAGAGACACGCGGAATAATATTCCAGACCTTCCTACGAATTTTGACGAGTCGACTATATACAATGCATTCATGACGTATTGTAATTATGGAAATAACAAAGGAACTGCTGCCGGTACATCACTGTCAGGCGACATTCATAAAATTTGCAAATTCAAAAACACGCTTGGAGAGAATCGAGAAGTGTTCAATATATTGAAAAATTCGCAAAATATGAGCCATGATGATAAAATAAAGTTGATTGAAAAAATAAAAAATGAATACAATCTTGAATACACGACTAAGGATTTGCAGCATTTGTTGCAGATTATAAATGGACAAACGATGAAACCGATGTACCAGTATGAATCCGGCGTTGGAACATATAATGAAAAATTGAACCGTATGTTGACAAAAGCGATTGATGATTCAAAGACAAAATCAAAGTCGAAATCAAAAGAATCCTCAAAGAGCAAATTGCGTGAGGGGAAGGACATGAATGAAATATTATTTTCAGATGAATTTATAGTCGCTTTGAAGAATTTTAATGAGAATCGCTCACAAACAGATTTGAGAGAGTTGCAAATAATAATTGAAAAAAATACGAAAACATTGACTGATAAAATGGAAAAGTATTTCAATTTTGCCGCGGGTAAAAAGAATACTCCGATTCGAAGCGCGATATTTCGAAGCATTGAAGATGTTGATAAAGGCGTTTTTAAGAATGGGGGCATAATGTTATTCAACAATATGGAGAATACATTGTTCAACGGGGAAAATAATACGTTGGAAGTGTCGATGGAATTTGTAAGAAATGCGATAAAAAATATTACCCAGATTTATCCGAATATTATACTCTCTCAAGTTTCCGAGATGGAGTCTTTGCCGCCATACATTTCCGGGCAACTTTCTAGCGGTGATTCAGAATCCATTGTTAAATTTTCGAACGAGAGAATAACAAATAAGTTAGACAAGTTTTATACGATTGGAAGCAAGAAACCAATCAATGCGATTTTGAAAAATGTTCAAATGTCGACATTATTTTTGAATGAAGTGGTAAAAAACACGCCGGTTTATGATGGTGCGAAACACATTACTGTTTTATTATACGAGTATTATTTTCTTGTTGCAGTTGATTCGTATTTGCATTTTTCAGAGATTGCAAAACAAAAACAGTTGTCACAAGGCAAACCGGGCAAACAAGTTGATATTCAAAAAGAAATTTCCAGAATATTAGAAACTTATTTTTACTTGGTAGTTGAAGACAAGAAGTTGATAAATAAAGATATTGAAAATATTCGTGAAAATTATTTGCGTTCCATTGATGAAGAGAGAGACGATATTGTTCAAAATGTTGAAAAGATGTCGGAAGACCAGAAACAGATTTATTTGAATCATAAAAAATACAAGATGGGGACGCAGTCTATTGGAAAGAACAAGGGTTTAAGGATATACAATCCGGAGTTTGAAGCGGAAGAATTGGCGCGCATTGAGAGAATCAATAATAGGAAAAAGGAAAGAGGTTTGCCAATGGTATCAGATGACCCCGAGGCGCTGGCTCGCGAGGATGCGGTGGAAGATGAGGGAGATGCGCCTGACATTGACGCGGATGATGTCATGAATGAAACACAAGAAGAAGACGGTCAAGAAGAATATGCGACTTCTGCAGCCATGTATCCTGACAGTTATGAAGATGAGGGTGGTGGAGAAATGAGAGAAGAAGAGTAAATGGTTGAAATCGAAATATTCAAAAAAATATTAAAAATAAAAGATTAATAATTTAAGTAAATTGAAAAAAGAAGATTCTTTTTCTTTTTTATTTTTTTTTTGCTTTTTATTTTTTTTTGTATTTTATGATTGTTGTGTTATATTTTGATATACCATTCGGGTGCTTCTCTCTTCTTGTTCCATGTCGCAATCTTTTGTTTTTCTTCCGACATGTAGTAGTTGCGGTATGCAACGACAGCATCTTCATGTTTGTACTGGTCGGGCATTGCCTGCGCAAACGGCGTGAGTCGTTGTTCTGGAAAGACATCGGCGTCGGGAATGTGCTCTCGTAAATACTGCGCAACCAAGTAGGACTTGTGAAATTTTGTGTCCGGGTGGTTGTAGCGAAATCGCCATTCCTTGTGCATTTCGTCAATAAGGTCAAGCGTCCAGATAAAGTTTTCGCGCGACGTTCTGCACCAAATGGTAACGGGGTGATTTTTGTGAGCGAGTTTGTAGAGCGGTGCATTGATTGTTTCCTCATCATTCGGAAGAAGAACGCGGCGCGCAGAACACAACATTTGAACTGCTTCAAGTATGATTTTGACAATGTGCTTATCCATCATATATTTTGCAACCTCTTGGGGAAACAATGAGAGAATAAACAGATTCATGATAATTCCTTCTTCTTCTTCCTCGTCTGATTTCGAAACCCTGAAAAATATGAATATAAGTATTTAAAAATCAATTTATATTTTTCGCGATATAGTTTTTGTTGGAATGAATTAATGAATAATGTTTTTATCGGGGTTTATTTTATGCATTTTTTTATTTTGATATATTAGCAATATATCCATCCAATCTAAATAAAAATAATCAAATCAACAATTTTAAATCAATAGGAAAAAAAAGAAAAAAAAGAGGATGAATAAGATTTTTGTTAGAAAAAATATAACCTTGTTTTCAATATTATTATTTGTTATATTATTTGGAATAATGGTGTATGCGAAGCCAACTTGTGTTTTCAACAAAGATGGAACAATGCGACAATTTGGAATAGGCTATCGAAATAAAACAGTTATACCTATATGGTTGATTGTTATAATTATGGCGTATATGTCATATTTATTTTTATTGTATTTGAATACTTATACGCAGATTTGAATATATTTAGGCACTTTTGTATAAGTATTCAAATATAATAAAAT